AGTAAGAAACTTTAGCGTAATCAGGGTCAACAAATAACGCTGATCTTGATCTACTAAAGTTAGAAGGAACTACTTGCAATTCACCAAAGTCACCAGCATAGATAGCAACTGACGCTTCTACAGTATTAGCATCAATCATTTGTCTTGCAGATGAACGACCAGTAAACCCAGAAACAACACTTTTAACGTGTGGGCCAACGATCAACATTGAAGGCTCACCACCGTTTGCAAAGCAAAGTTGTTGTACTGCTTTTAGGATAGTTTCAGTAAACGCACGTTGTGTACCATCAGTAGGTGCAGCACCGTTTCCAGCACCCGCTCCGTTAGTACCACGCGATACGTTAGTTTCTGTCCAAGTTTCAAAACCACCAGTTTGACGAGCAGTAGTCGCGTTACCAGCAGCTTTAGCTACTTTAGAGCATAATGCCGTTTCCATATCACGCTTCAAACTTTTAGCCATAATAGCTAGTTGATGCGCCATTTCTGTGCGCTTACCCGCAGCATCGGAAGCATTTTGCGTACCAGTTACAGTTGCATCTCTGCTTGAGATTTGACATACGTTACTTTCTCTAACTGTAGCAGTAGAAGCTGCTCTTGATAGCTCGAAACCTTCCAACTGACCTGTACCAGATGCAGTAGGTAGGGCTTCTGTTTGCCAATCAAATTGGACGTTTTTTACATTTGTTTTGCCTATGGAACTCATAAAAGGCGTACTCATTGGAGAGATATTGTAGATAGTATCAGACAATGATTCTCTGTCAGCAGTCGCAGTATATGTGTCAAAGGCGTTTGTTACTTTAGCCATTTTTTTATACCTTTAAATTAATTGTTCAAAAACTTTAGCTGCATCTTGCACTTTGCCAGATTTAGCTAATCTCATTTTTGCTTTTTTCACTGGCGTTGCTGTTTTAGGTTTATTGGCTGTTCCAGGTCTTGCAACTCTTGAAGCTGCTTTTTGGGTTGGCTTCTTCTTGGTTGCTGCCACTTGTTTGCGGTATAGCATCCCATCTCGTAAGCCAAGTAGCACTCTATAATCTATCACCTGATTAACTTCATCTTGAGTAAACCCAAGTTCATTAACTGCATAGTTAGTGATTGCAAGTTTATCCTTTTGGGATTTCTCTGCATCAGACCATTCGGGAATCCTTTCTTTAAGTTGCTTTTGTCCATAATCGACAAAATCTTGAATTTGCTTTTGCTGTTTTTGCATTGCTTCTTCTTGCAATCTTTTGTTTTCAGCTTTAGCAGCATCTAACTTTTTACGTTTTTCTTCCCAAACGTCTTTTTCACGAACATATCCAATAGGATCAGATTCGTATAGTGCTGACCAATCTGGTTCGTTATCCAATTCACCATTTAAACTTGCCTCTAACTGAGGCAACAACTGAGCGTAAATAGCATCTTTTTTCGCTAACTCTGATTGCTGATCTTCAAAACTTTTACGTTGTTGTGCCAGTTCTTGAGTTTTGCGAGTATAGTCTTGCTGACGAGAATATCCGTTTCGGAGTTCATCTAACGTGACCTCTTGCTCAACACCATCAATCTTTACGGTGTAGGCATTAGGTTGTAGTTCTTCCTCTACTTCTGTTTGTTCTTCTAAAGACTGTTCTACTTCTTCTTCTCCTTCCTCAAAATCATCTTCGACTTCAACTTCTGCTTCTGCCTCAACTTCTGCTTCCGCTTCCATTTCTGTTTCAACGACATCTTCTGGAGATGTTTCTGCTTGTTCTGCTTGAACTTCCTCTGGTGCTTCCTCAACTGGAGTCAAAAGATTTTCAAAAGAACTTACAGTTTTATCTAACTCTGATTGTAAAGCAATCGGCTTGGCGTTGTTGCTCATGTTTACTCCTTAATTTTTTAAAATTTTACCTAGTTATATATAATTGTGCAATTTTTTGATTTGCGCACTTGTTATCTTCCCACGTTCTACCAAAATGCGTAGATGCCTCTCCACTTCTGGTAAAATATTAATCGCATTATGCAAGGTTTCTCTAAAGGCAACATTATCTTCACCTTTGGTATTCATCCATAATGCAACATATTCTTCTTTTAAATTCTCGATAGACTTTTTAAATACATCGCTTTTTAAAATTAATTCTGCTTCGTTTGATTCTAATACTTCCTCTCTGGTAGCCATATATTTATCCTAAATTATTTAAAATTGATTGTATGTTAGTAAAATCAAAAGGTGTATAACCTTCTCTTGGAGTCATAGCGCCACCAAAACCTATTTTTTCTCTTTGCTGTCTAACTAATTCTTGAGTTTCTTCTGGTGTGTATCTAACGTAAGGCAAGCCAGCATTTATTCTTTCTTGTTCTCGCATCGCATCAAACTCGGCATCTCTCTTTGCTTTGTCTATTTCATATTGCCCTGACTCAGTATATTCATTGCGACCAGACTCGAAAGAAGAACCAGCACCGCCATAAAGAACATTCATCGCTGCAGCTTTTTCTCTCGCTATCGCTGCGTTGTCCATTGCATTAGTTGTTGCCGAATCTTGCCTAATTGTTGGGCCACCCCCGCCACCTTGTTTTGCGAATTTAAATGGAGATTGACTTGCTCCACCAACCTGTCTTGCTTTTAATTCTGCTTTTAACCTATCAACCATTGCATCTTTCATTTTTTGCTCTTGGCTTCCACCAAGAAAACTTTTTATCTCAGATAACACAGAAGAATCTGTTGCTTCGTTGTAGGCATCCACTCCCCTTGCTGCATCTAAAGCCGTTTCCATGCCATCATATATATTAGTTAGTGCCATTTGATCTGCAATGGCACTTGGATCACTTTGATTGAAAGGGTTTGCGTAATTTGTAAATTCTTTTTCTCCGATAGGAAATGTGTTTGGCGCACTTATTGGCATAGGCGCTCCAAGCCCCATTGATGCACCCGTACCAACGTCAGTTGAATACATAGCGGATGTAGGATTAGCTAAAGAGTCTGAGAGTTGAGCGTTCAATGCTACAAATGGATCGACACGCTGAAAATCTTCTAGTATTGGTTGTGGCATAGGTGTTGGCATGGGAGCTGGTAATAAACCATCAGCCGTATAACCCATTGGGAACTCACTAGAATAACTAACTCCAGGAGCTATCATTCCTGGAACATTCTCTCCACCCGCTATTGATTGCGCATACCTTAAACCCGAACTGAATAAAGGGTCTATAATTCTTTGTGCCATATCTATTCCTTCTACCTTGAGATTAATCTATCTATTTTTGATTCTAAATTATCCAATCTTTTAAACAATCTTTCCATATCTTCTAACAAATCAATTTTAGTCACATACCTTGTTGGCAGTTCTTCTCTTGTTTTATTAAGCAATATATCTATTCTTTTCATCTCTGTCGCGTTGTTTCTTATACCATAAATTAATGGTGCGTATATTAATGTTAAAATAACATTCCAAAGAAAAAAAGGGTTTATGTCCATGCTTTGCTTGCAAAAAGTAATGCTTCCGCACCTCGTCTTTTAACCAAACCTTTATTCACTACCCCAGCACTTTTATTCCATCTTTGCATTTGCTCTGGCACTTTATCGTATTTTTCTTCATTAAGAACTTTTAACATAGTGCTTGACTTTAAGTTGCCCGCACCTAAATTGAATGTCCATGATACCAAAGCATCGAATTGATTTTGGTTTAAATCAACTGTAACTAATTTATCAACATGATCTTCAAACTCTTTTAAATCTTGTTGTAGTAATGATTCTGCTGTTTCTTCGGTTATGTGCATATTCTCTACCACATCTTTTGTGTGACCGTAACCTATCGTTAAAACATTGGCACTGCATAAGTAAGGCTCTAATCGACAACCTTCAAAATGCTTAATTAAATCTATTCCGTTCTGAGATGTTTCCATTAGTCCTTGCTACCACCATTAGATGCACCAAAATAAAAACTAATTACAGCACTTGCAAGGCCTCCAAGGTAGCCGAGGACTAAGTTTATGAGTGCCTCACTGTTCTGCTCTGGGGGTTGGAGCGTTACCAAAAAGATGTAACCCATAAATCCACCCAAAGTAGCAATACCCATAATTCGAGTTGTCCAATCTTTAGAAAACTTACCTCTCGCATCTTGTATGTCTTTTGTTTCCAAAGCATATAAATCAACATCTAACTCTTTCATCTTAATTTCAAAATCAGTATCAATCTTTTTAAGTTCTGCGAGTTGTTCTGGCGTTGCTTGCTGTACTGCTTGCTCTATCTTCTTGGGCGTTGGCTCACAACCCAAAGCATCAGCTACCATATTGGCTGCCATATTACCCATAGGCCCGCCAAGAGCAGTACCGATTGTTGGTGCAACAGCACCGATTAAGTTTTTAACAAATTTAAATTTCATTATGCACCAACTTTTTTTGTTGCTAGTTTATGTGATTCGTCAAAAGTAGAACCT